TACCATTCGTGAACTAGATGGTGCTGATGATTTTCTTGCTAGGCATTTCGGTTTGGCTCAGCCAAGTAACAAAAATTTTGGCACAGGCTGGTATGCAGATTATCAGTGGGATGAGGACGTGAAGGATGATTGCTGAAGCACTTGTTTGCCTAGCACTCAACGTGTACCATGAGGCCCGTGACCAGCCCTTTATTGGGCAGGTTGCGGTAGCCCAAGTGGTGATGAACCGTGTGGCTGATGACAGGTATCCTGACACAGCCTGTGAGGTAGTCATGCAGGGTCCAACGTACTCATGGCGTACTGACTTCCCTGTGCGTCATCGTTGCCAGTTTAGTTGGTACTGTGATGGCAAGTCAGACAGTACACCAGATACAGAAGCCTATGAAAAGGCTTTGATGATTGCTCATGGTGTATACTATGGCAACCTAGATGACTTTGTGGAAGGTGCGACACATTACCACGCCACATACGTTCTGCCTGAGTGGGCAGAAAGCAAGACGCCTATCGTACAGATAGGTGAACACATATTTTATCGGTGGGATTAGTGTATTGACTATAGGTAAAATATATAGTATAACATGAGATCAATTAACGAAAGGAGAATACAATGCTAGAATATATCCCAGAACACCTAGATTTTGAGGTGGAGTTTGAGCCTACCAAGATGGATGACAAGAAGTATGTCATCAATGCTGACACTAACGAATACATTGGTATCGTTGGTAAAGACTTCAAGTGTGTATCACATGGTGATTTTTTTCGTGATGTTATTACATCAACAACAGATACACTAAGGCCACACCAGTTAGAAGGTGCAGAGGCACGTTGGAAGTCTGCTTATAAAGATGGCTGGGCTATGCTGGACATCGTGCTTCCTAACATGAAGACTACTATTGCTAATGATGTACACGAAACATCTTTGATGAAGCGTGTGATTGCATTGCATGGTGTCAATGGTACTTGCTCCAACATTGCTATCTTTGGTGCCATTGATTTCTTCTGCACCAATGGTCAGATCATCGGGGATCACAACAAGGTTATGCGTAAGAACACCAGCAACTTTAGCCTTGACAGGTTCATTGTTGAGTTGGAGAAGTCGCAACAGGACTTCAATGCAACAGCACAACAGCTACAGAGGTGGGCTAATACGAGCATTGCTCATGTAGATGTTAAGGTTCTACTTGATAATATTATGAAGTCGGAGCGTAAAGCAGAGAAGATGAATATCTTGTATAATCAAGAGGTTGCAAATCGTGGACGTAATTTGTTTGCTCTCTATTCTGCATTTACTAACTACGCTACATATGCAGATGAGCGTAATGGTTTTAACCTACGTAACACAGGCAATGACACACAAGCAGTGTCCATGTTCAAGCGTGAGGTAGAGGTAGCCAACTGGATTGGTACACCTGCTTTCAAGTCACTGGATGTTAAGGTGGCAGCGTGAAACTAAATCAGATAGCAGATGAGTACTACTTATCTCACGATTTCAAGGAGTTACGAGATGAAACTAAAGTACATTATCGGTACTGCCTTGGTGCTGTACTGGCTACCCACGTTGATGGTGTAGAGATTGGCGAAGTGGATGGCACAAAGCTGTCCACCAAGCAATCCAAGTTAGCCTATGACCACTGGTGTGATCGTGGTATTTCTACTGCGAATCACATTCTGGCAATAGCTAGACTACTGTATAATTATGCACTGCGAATGGAGCATTGTTTTGTCAATCCTTTCGCTACAGTGCGTAGGAGGACCACACAGCCCCGCAAGGTTGTTTGGTGTAGAGAGGATGTGCAGAGACTGCTAGACGCCGCCTACAGCGATTTTAGCACACGTAACATAGGTTTGATTGCTCACATGGCATATGAATGGTGTCAGCGTGTAGGTGATATGCGTCTATTAAAATGGAACGCAATTGACTTTGAGAAGAGGCGTGTTATCATCTTGCAATCTAAGCGTAATGCAATGGTTGAACTGCCTATTGATGACGATTTGTATGATATGTTAGTGCAACAGGAGAAAGACTTTGGCTTTCAAGAGTATGTAGCACCACGTCCAGTGCCTAGACACGGCGTGTATGCGCCATATTCACAGTACAAATTGCCATTACATGCGCGTAAGCTAATGGATGACGCTGGACTGTCGAAAGAATTACGCCTGTCTGATCTGCGCCGCACAGGTGTGACAGAGATGGTGGATGCAGAGGTAGGAATAGGACAGATTATGTCGGTTACAGGACATGCTAACCCACAATCAGTGAAGCCATACCTGAAAAATACTTTCGTCAGTGCAAATAATGCCTTGACAGCACGTAAGAATGCATGATATAAGCATTCAACTGCCGCAACGAACTATACTATATTATAGTATATATACATATAGAAAGGACATATAAATGATACATGCTAGTGACTTTGATGTAGCCAATGGCGAGACTAAACGTATGAATTGTCCTGAGTGTGGTGGCATCAAGACTTTCACTGTGACTAACAACATGGGTGATCTTGTGTGGAATTGTTATAAAGTAAGTTGCACTGTCAGTGGTGGCACACGTGTACCTCTGACTATTGATGACATACAGAAAAGATTTCATGGTGGTGAAGAAAAACCGCAGGAAGAATTTGTATTGCCGCAGTGCATCGTGTCTCGTAGTGGTGGCGTCTACATGGATAGATGGTGTGCCAGATGGGGATTGGACGCAGAAGAGTTGGGCTTGTTGTATGATGTCAAGGAAGACAGAGTAGTGTTTCCTGTCATACATGATGACAAAATTGTTGATGCAACAGGCAGAACACTTGGAAAAAGAATACCTAAATGGAAAAGATATGGAAATAGTGGCTTGCCATACGTGTCAGGACGTGGTAAAGTCGCCGTAGTTGTTGAGGACTGTGTGAGTGCAGCCATTGTTGGTTATGGTTCCTTTGTCGGGGTTGCGCTTCTTGGTACATCTCTCCAAGATACGCATAGAAGGTATCTTGCACAGTTCTCAACAGCCATCATAGCGTTAGACCCCGATGCGCTAACTAAGTCAATACAGATGGCAAAAGAATTACGTGGACATGTGAATGATGTTCGTATAATAAAGTTGAAGGATGATATAAAGTATCGCAACCCGACAGATATGGAGAAGTTAGATGGAATTATCACTGATTAGAAGTTTGATGGACAAAGAGTTCTATGAAGAACACAGAGGCGCACGTTGCCCAGATCGTTTGTTCAGCAAAGATGTAAAGAAGATCAAGCAGTCTATAGATGCTGCTATGGATAGATACGAGCGTAGTGTTACGCCCGATGAGATTGAGGCATTGTTCATGGCGAACAATCCAACTATGACTACAGCACAGAAGCAAGCGTACTCATCACTGTTCAATACAATCAAGCGTGAGCAGCCAATGGGTACAGACGTAGCACAGGAAGTATTGTCTAAATTGTTTCAGCAGGTTATTGGTGAGGACATTGCCAATCTTGGTGTTGAGTATGTAGTAGGTGACAAGTCAAGTCTTGAGCCACTGCGTCAGATACTTGAGCAGTATGGTGATGACTTTACTCCTAATCTCAATGTAGAGTGGGATGACATTGACATTGAGACACTACTTGCACGTAATGATCTTGAGGCACGTTGGACATTCAACATTCCTAGTTTGGTTCGCAAAGTAGAAGGTGTCAATGGTGGTCACTTGATTGAGGTTGGTGCAAGACCGAATACAGGCAAGACATCATTTCACGCCTCACTTATTGCATCTCCCGGCGGCTTTGCCCACCAAGGTGCCAACTGCATTATCTTGTGTAATGAGGAAGGCTATCATCGCGTAGGTGCTAGATATTTGACAGCGGCTACAGGAATGACAATGCGTGAGATTAAAGATAATCCTGCCAAGGCACGTGATTTATATGCACCTGTCAAGGAACGCATCAAGATCAAGGATGCCACAGGCCGTGATATGGCATGGGTAGAGAGCATCTGCAAGGCGTATAAGCCTGACGTGGTGCTACTGGACATGGGTGACAAGTTTGCCAGAACAGGAGGCTTTGCACGTAATGATGAGGCTCTCAAGGCCAATGCAGTACATGCACGTATGATTGCAAAGCAGCATGACTGTGCTGTCTTCTACATGTCACAGCTATCAGCAGAGGCAGAAGGAAAGATTGTATTGAACCAGAGTATGATGGAAGGCAGTCGTACAGGTAAAGCAGCAGAGGCCGACTTGATGATACTGATTGCCAAGAACCCACCAGTGCAAGGACAAGACGAGGAGGACATTGAGCGTCACCTCAACATTGTAAAAAACAAGTTGACAGGATGGCATGGTAGTGTACACTGTCAGCTAGAGTATCAGACAGCGAGGTATACAGCATGAAGCTAACACTAGACGTAGAGAATACAACAACAAAGCGTAACGGTAAGCTACACCTTGACCCATTTGAGCCAGACAATTCTTTGGTTATGGTTGGTCTACTTACAGACAGGGGCGATGAAGCTATAGTTTCATTTGACCATTCTGAATGTTCACCGCCAGACGTACAGTCTCATCTGCTTGTCCAGTCATATCTTGACAAAGCTACTATCATCATTGCACACAATGCTGCTTATGATCTGCTTTGGCTGTGGGAGTCTGGCTTCAAGTATGATGGGCCTGTCTTTGATACGATGCTTGGCGAGTATGTCCTGCAGCGTGGACAGAAGGAACCACTATCTCTTGAGGCATGTGCAGACAGGTACCTACTTGACACACGTAAGCAAGACACACTCAAGGAGTACTTTGCAAAAGGATACAGCACACGTGACATACCATATGATTTGCTTGCATCATATCTGTCACATGACCTACATGCTACGCAAGAGTTATCTGACAAGCTAATG